ATAAAACACGATTGGCTTATAGGTATTCAAGATATGGGAGCCGCCGGAATTGCCTGCTCGACAAGTGAAATGAGCGAGAAGGGTAACTCGGGAATGAAAATTGACTTGAACAAAGTTCCGCTTAGACTTATTTTATTGCGCAAGCGTCTGGAAGTGGCCGAAAAACTGATTGTTTAACTTTCAAATTTTCAAGGGGGAATGAATGATGGATAAAATCCTGGAAATGCGTCAACAGCGGGCCAATCTCATCGAACAGGCCCGGCAGTTGCTGGACAGGGCAGAAGAGGAAAACCGTGACCTGACGGCAGAAGAAGAACAGCAGTATGACCGTATCATGGAAGACGTGGACAAACTGGCGAAAAAGATTGAACGTGAAGAGCGCCAGTTGGAGCTTGAGAAGAGCCTGGAGACCATTGATGACACTCGAGCTGCCCGGAGAGACCAACCTGGCGAGGGTGCCGAACAGCGCGCTCAAAACCCGCGGGCAACCGAGGAATACCGGGATGCGTTCTGGACCCAGTTCAGACACGACCGGCAGGCTCTGGAGTCTGAGCAGTACCGCATGCTGCAGGAAGTCCGGGCCTTGATGGTAGGCTCTGATACTGCAGGCGGTTACCTGGCGCCTGAAGAATACGAGAACCAGCTCATTCAAGCACTGGAAGAAGAAAACGTCATGCGGTCCCTGGCTACTGTTATCCGTACCAGCAATGACCGGAATATCCCGGTAGTGGACAGTCATGGTGTGGCCTACTGGGCCGGTGAAAATGAACCGTTTACCGAGTCTGATGAAACTTTTGCCCAAAAGACTCTGTTTGCTCACAAACTGACGGCACTTATCAAAGTGTCTGAAGAACTGCTGCAGGATGCAGTGTTTGACCTTGAGGCTTACATCCAAAATGAATTTGTCCGCCGCATAGCCGCTAAAGAGGAAGCGGCTTTTATTAATGGCGATGGTGTAAACAAGCCCACCGGCGTCGTGCAGGGTGCAGAGGTCGGCGTTACTGCGGCATCTGCAACTGCTGTCACTGCAGACGAAACAATTGACCTGTATCACAGCCTCAAGCGGCCGTACCGGCGGCGTGCAACCTTCATGGCAAATGACAGCTCTATCAAGGCTGTTCGCAAGCTGAAAGATGCAGACGGCCAGTATATGTGGCAGCCTGGCTTACAGGCAGGAGAGCCCGATAGACTGCTTGGCCGTCCGATAGTAGCTTCTGCTGATATGCCTACCATGGTTACTGGAAACAAGTCCATACTGTTTGGTGACTTTAGCTACTACTGGATTGCTGACCGGGCTGGCCGAGTATTCCAGCGCCTGGGCGAGTTGTATGCTACCAGCGGCCAGGTCGGCTTCCGGGCCTGGCAGCGCGTTGATGGTATATTGACGCTGTCAGAAGCAGTTAAAGCTTTGAAACAAGCATAAAGATAGCGGGGCCATAATCGGCCCCGCCTCAAAACAAAAGGGGGAATAAATAATGGCAAGTCGTGACCTTGTGAATAGTATCAGTGTTGCGCAGACACTGGCACCTGGCACGAGGACTGCAAATGAAAACGGTGCCGGAGTAGACCTGCAGGGATATGAGAGCGCAGTAGTGGTCGTTGAGACCGGGACAATTACCGACGGCACCCACACTATTGAAATCCAGGAAAGCGACGATAACAGCACTTTTACCGCAGTGGCTGACGCAGATCTTCAGGGCAGCGAACCGGTTATTGGTGCAGCGGATGACAACAAGGTATATGAAATTGGCTACCTTGGCAATAAGCGGTATATCCGCGTCAGCGTAACTGTAGCAGGCACCACTACCGGCGGTGTTTACGGGGCAGCAGTAATACGCGGCCACGCTAAGAGTAAACCGGCGTAAAAGTAAAGTGAGGTAGGGGCGGCACAATAACCGCCCCTTATCCCATAAAGGAGGGATAAAATGGCTAAAAAAGTAAAGGTAAAAGTACTCACTGGTATTGCCTCCCCTGATTGGGCTTATGCACCCGGGGACATTGCTGAGATTGACCCGGATGAGGCACAACGGTGGATTAAAGCCGGGATTGCCGCACCGCTAGAGGGAAAGATTGAAACGGCTACTGTTAAGCCGCCGGAGAAAGCGGTGCGGGAACCAGTAGAAACTGCTACGAAAGAGCCCCCGGAAACTGCTGATGCATTGCCGGAGCAAAAAGAAAGCGAATGGCCCAAGCATGTTGGCGGCGGTTACTACGAATTGTCCAACGGCAAGAAAGTGAGAGGCAAAGAAAGTGCTCTTAAAGTCCAAAAGGAGCTTGATGAAGAAAGTGGTGAGTAATGATGGCAACGCTGCATACAAGAGCTCTTACAACCCTTGGGAACGTAAAAGATCAACTCAATATTGATGTAGCTGATACCACACAGGATGACCATTTGACAAGGCTAATTAACACGGCAACAATAGCCATTGAAAATTACTGTAAGCGTAAGTTAAAAAGCTCAACGCTCACTGAGACCCATTATGGACCAATGAAAAACCTCTTTCCTGAGACATTTCCCATTACCGCGATAAATTATATTCGTGATAATGACGGAAACGACCTTATCGTCAACACCGATTACACAAATCGCGACAGTTATATTGCTCTGACATCCGAACAAAAAGGCCCATTGGAGATTCAATATATCGGAGGATATGACCCTATCCCAGAAGATCTTGATATGGCTTGTGTCTTGCTAGTTGAGTACTATCATAAAACTGGCCCGGCCAACTTTAGTACAGTGTTTGGTGAAGGCGGAGTTGTGATGAGGCCAAGAGCAATGCCGCCACATGCAAGAGTATTATTAGACGCATATAGAAAGTTGGTGGTATAGGTGTCTGCCGACCTTTCTTTGATAGAAGCTCAAATAGTAAACGCATTAGAAACTATAAATGAACTAAAGAAAGTATATGACCATGAGCCGCTTGAAATTAGCGTACTACCAGCCGGAAGCATGTTTTATGTTGGCTTTAATCAAGAAGATGAGTCAAGCCCCAATACTAGCTATGTCACCCATAAATGGGCAATAAGGGTATATGTTAAACTTCAAGATGCTAAAAAAGCACAGGATGAGATAAAAGCATTAATAACGAAAGTTATTAGCGCATTGAAAACTGACAGAAAACTTGGCGGTACATGTCTGTACAGCAGTATTAACGGTGGTTCAATCGGAGTTTTTGATGATAAATTAAATCCTCAGATTATCGCAGAACTTAATTTTTCAGCAACTGTTTACGAGGGGTGACGCACATGCAGCTGAATATTGATATTAAAGATGCTGCCAGTCAAGAGTTGCATCAGATGAGCAAGGAAACCCAGGCTGAAATAAAAAATAAAGTACACAAATGGATGCAGCGGATGAAGGCTGCATCTAAAGATAAAGCTCCACGTTTTACGGGAAAGTTAAGGAAAAGTATCGCATACCAGGTAGAGAGTAATAAGCATGAAATAACAGGTACATTAAAACCGAAAGCGTTTTACGGAAAATTTATTGAATTTCCAGTTAAACGACATTTTGTTACTTTCAAGACAGCGCCAGGGCTAAAACGTTGGTTCGCGGCACATGGCAAAAAAGTTAGCACAAGCGGCGTATGGATGAAACCGAGAACACAGCCCTTTATGGCACCAACTTTAAAGCAGTATGAGGATGATATTATTAAAGACTTTAACGGGATCGGTAATGATATTCAAAAATAAGGAGGGATACCATGGCCACCAAAAAACAACCCGATAAGATGGTTATCAAGACTGAAACACCCCGGGAAATCCCGGGTGTGGGTGTTTTTTACCCGGATAAACCGGTGGAGTATAATGAAAAGCTTTTCAAAACAGGCCTTTTCAAAAAGGTGAAAGGAGAGGATAAGTAATGGGCGTTGGAGCACTTGCACATTTAGGTATTGCGAAAGAAGTTACCTGGGGCACGGCTGTTGCGGCCGCTGACTATCTTAAAATGGTCTCTGAGGGGATAGTTGTAAACAAAGAAGAGATAGTCAGTGAGGCTAAACGGGGCGTGTGGGATGAACCGGAGAGCTTTGAAGGACTGGAGACCGTAGAAGGTCCCGTCACTGTTGAGGTACAGCCGGAGACCGTAGGGCTATTACTGATGGCCGCTTTAGGCGCACCGACTACTACCGGTGTCGGACCGTACACACATACCTTTACCCCGACAAACGCCAAGTTTTCCGCTGACTGTGCACTGCCGCCGTTGACTCTGGAAGTACACCGGGATATGGAACAGGCCTTCCAGTACGCCGGCTGCGTGGTCAACCAGCTTCAGCTGCAGTTTGGCACTGACCAGAAGATTATGCGTGCTCAGGCCACTATCATTGGCAAAGAGGGCACACTCATAGCCGCAACTACCCCGGCCATGGAGACAAACAAGCCGTTTACCTGGGATGAGCTGGTCGTGCAGGCGGGTAACCCCTTGGCCGCACTGGCGGGGCTTGAAGGGGTAACGCTGACTATCAATAATAACCTGGTCGGCATCCCGACTTTAAACAACACTAAGCAGATTAGTGCTATCCGTCGCAATGGTTACCGGGTGATTGAGACAAGTTTTACTTTTGATGCCAGGGATTTGACGGAATATAACCGGTTTATAAACCAGGACAAGACGGCGTTTGACTTTACTTTCACCAGCGGCACTAACAGTTTACAGATTGCTCTGCCGCAGGTTGAGTACAAGGCGGCGCCGATTAATGTGGGTGGGGCTGACCGGTTGACGGTTGCTGTGACTGGTAAGGCCAAGTTGGATGCGGCTTCCGGATATGCGCTGCAGGCAGTGTTGACTAATGGCAGGGCTACGTACTAAAATAAGCCCCGGCCAGGTGCTGGGGCTTTCTAGTTTGGTTATTTTAAAAATGGCATAATAATACGAAAGGGGATTTCAAGATGGGATTATTTGTTGAACAACAACCTGGAAAAAAAGTTGATTTAACCGAAAGCGATTGGGTGCAACTGCAGCCTCTTTCCCGTGGTTACATTGTAGTTGAACGACAGAAGATACTGGAGATTGCCAAGGGAACCAAAATACACGTGAAAGTCGGCGGCGCATTTGATATGGATACATCAAATATTGACCCTGCTCTCTTGAATAAAATTCAGGAAATAGAGTATGAAAAAGTAAAGGCATCAATCAAAGAATGGTCGGAGAAGGAACCAGTAACTGTTGAGAACATTAAACGGTTGCCTGATGCGTTTTACAACAAGATACTTAAGGCCATTGACGAGCTTAACAGCGTAAGCGATACTGAAGTAAAAAACTAAGAGTGGCGGTGCTTAATCCCGACCCGTACAGGATGGCACCGCCGATGCTTGAGCTTTTTATTTTGTGTAAAACGCTGGGGCAGTTACCCTATGAGGGAGGCATAATGCAGCAGCCTAATAAGATTATTGAGGCGTTTTTAATTATTATAGAGGCTCTCAGTCAGAAGAATGCGATTGACCCGAGCCGGCAGCACTGGATGTAGTTTTTTCAACCTTCCATGAATAGCCGCAGTCTTTACACAGCCATTTACTGCTACCAAACAGCACCAGGAAACCGAGAATAAACATTATCGGCACCGCTATCCAGAGAAAAGGTAACAAAAAACCTATCCAAAAGAAAATACTTCCCGTACCAAAAGCGGCAAGGGCATTAACCCACTTGCTGCTTTTTTGTACCCTGTTTGATTTACACCTGGGACACGGTGCCCAGTTGTCTGTCATTAC